TTCTTACCATTCCACGCGGCACCACAATCAGAACAGGTTCCTGATTCGTATTCTTCGGCATCAACTTCCATGCCACAATTTGAGCACTCTAAGTGCACTTCATATTTATTTATAATTTTACCATTAATTTCTTTTGCGTCTACTATCATGCTGCAATCTCCGTCCAGTTTGGTGTTTGCGACGTATCTATTTCACCCCAAACTAAAGTAAATGTTTGTGTCTGCCCAGTTGCCTGAACTCCTATTACATAGACATTAGCTTTTGCTATTACAGAAGCGCTGCCTAATCCTGTTGTGCCTAATACTCCTGTTGGGAATACTGTGGCTTTTGCTACTACAGACTCTTCACCTAACCCTGTGGTACCCTGAACTCCAATAGGGTAAACATTAGCTATACCTATGAATGAAGGTGTTCCAGTTTGACCTGTAGCACTAACGCCGGTTACGTCTACATTACCTTCAGCAATAACTGTTTCTTCACCAAGCCCAGTTGTGCCTTGTAATCCAGTTATACTAATTACGTTGTTTGTAATTAAGGTTTGATTACCTATTACAGCTGTTGCTTCTAATCCTGTTACATCAAGATTTTGCTGTGCTTGTGGTTCAACATCACCTAATGCTGTAGTACCTTGTAGTCCAGTAATACTTATTACATTGTTAGTAATTAAGCCTTCATCACCAACTTGTCCTGTACCTTCAACACCTGTAACAGCAACATTTGCTTCACCAATAGTAGCTTCTTCACCTAGCCCAGTAGTAGCGGAAGTACCATTAACTAATACAAATAGTGTATCAGCGCCCCAAGGGCCTTCACTCCAAGGACCTCCTCCCCAGCCTACATAAGCTACATCAACTGAAGTGTCTCCAACTGCGCCTGTAGAACTAACGCCAGTAAGGTTTATTATCTGGTCAGTTTCAGGTGTTTCATTGCCTAATCCACTTACACCTGCTAGTCCAGTAACAGATATATTGTTATTTGTAATTAGGCTTTCATCACCTAAAGCACTTGTACCTGCTACTCCAGTAACTTCAGCATTGTAGATAACAACTACATTTTCATCACCTACATTACCTGTAGCACTTAGTCCAGTAACAGAGACATTATTATTGGTTACTAAATCTTCTTCACCAAGTCCTGTTGTACCTGCTAAACCACTTAATGTGACTGTTGCTTTTGCAACAACTGCTTCATCACCTACACTCGCAGTTGCAGTGACTCCATCTACATTAACTAATAGTAGTTCTGTACCAAAGCTACCCTCAGACCAGGGCGCTTCACCATAGCCTGAGTATAATGTAGAGGAAGCCATTACTAGCTCCTATTAAGCAATTCTGATAATAGCGTCAGTTGCGTCAGCTGTTGGGAATACAATAGTAAAGTCACCAGCAGTAGAGGTCTTATCACCACCAAAGTCTAAAACAGCAACAGCAGCATTAGATGCAGATGAGTTATAAATCAAAGCACCAGATGCAGTAATAGTTGCAGTAGACCATGTAGTATTATCAAAATCAGTAAACGCTGTAGTACCTGATGATGTAGGGGTTACGTTAGTTAGTGTATTACCACCAGCTGAATAACCTGTTCCAGATGCTTCATCAGAGTTACCTGTTACATCAGAGTAGTTTGTTGTAGCTGCGCCATATGTACCTACAATACTTGCAGTTGCTCTAAATAATGCAATCTTAAAAGTATTACCTGTACCGTTTGTAAAATCATGTGTTCCTGTTAATAACTCTGTTTTAAACGAGGTACACATTGCTTGTGTTAAACCTGCCATAATTAGCTCCTTATTGTTCTAATAAATTTATAAGTTCAGGGTACCCCGCTTCACGGAGTTTGTTTGCAATAGTCGTATTATACGACATAATTGCTTGCTTTATATAAGTAATCAGTACACCTCTGATTTGATTTTTAAACGCCTCAGCTTGATCCCTTATGACAGGATTGCTTTGACTACCTACATAAATTATTTTATCCAGTGCCATCTCGGCAACTTCTTCTGGTGTCATTCCTCTATTTTGAGTAGTTATAACTTTAAAGTCACCAGGAGGAAATATGTTTATACTTTCACCTTTCATCGGTTAATCACCGGTATCCTTTCTTGCCCACTTCTGTAAGCATCACGGCGATTTTTACCTTCGCCTAAGTTTTGTAATAACTGCATTGCTTCGTTGTATCTTGCTGTATACATTGCTACTGTGTCCGGCTCTTCCTTAAGGAACGCTGCGGCTTCAAGTAAAGCCCCATATAAAAGAGCAGTGTCGAAATTATTTCCCAACCAAGTAGTACCGGCAGTAACAATAGACTCAGGGTAGTAATAATAATGAAGCTCAGAATTATAATTAGCATCTGGTGTAGGACCGAGTAGCATCGATGTATCACTAAATATAGCATAATATTGTGGCACTCCATAAAATGGTGAATCAGTGTCAGGGAAAGACTCTCTAATAAAATTTACGTCTTTATTCAGTAAGTATGTATATTCATTATTAGCATTAATCACAGCAATACTAAATGTAGATAACCAATCACTGGGTAAACTAAAATATTTATTACCGCTTGTCATATTACCTGTTACATTTTTACGTAAGTCTGGTAATTGAACTGTGTTATATATACGTTGTTCAGCGTTCTGTATAAATGTATTTATATCAGTAGTACTATACTGGTTCTCAGTATAAGACTGTATTGCCGCTACTAATTCTGTATAGTTCATTACTTATCCTTACGCCATAGGGCCACGTGCTTTTGTACCTTTTGTAGCTGCGCCATTACCACGTGTTTCTACACCAGCAGTTTTAACACCTGTTTCAGGGTAACCAGCTGTATTTGGTACAGCTACCATTTCTGGTTGCTTGTATGTGTGGTTGCAGCCTTTTCTATCTTTGTTCATATTATACTCCTAAGTTATTGTTACAGTAACCGTGCCAACTCCGCCGGTACCCTCCAAATCGTCTTCTATGTCTGGTATATTTAACCCATTATTTAAACCAACAGGATTCCATCCATATTGATAATCTCTTTGTTGCTCCAAGTTTGTATCAGGTCTTGGGTCACGTACTGCTTGAGGGTCATCCACTGGATACATACCCTGCATATTTTGTGGGTGGTCTGGTTCCCAACACTCCTTGCAGACTTTAATATTTGTCTCTGTAGTTTTTATAAATAAGTCTTTTAATTCTTTTAGCTTATACTGAAAACCACATCTATCACATTCTGCTATGGCATGTTTACCAGACGTATATTTTCGTCCCATAGCGTTTCCTTATAAATACTGCCGACGGGGTGCAAGTCTTAAATCGGCTTTTTCTCTATCTTCTGTTGAAGCTAACATCCATTGTTCTTCATACTCTTGTTTTAAAAACTGAGTCCGGTCTCCTGCATTAGGAATTTTTAAACTTAAATAAAAAGCTAATCCCGCAACCAAACAAGGTAAGAATCTAAATGGAATGTCTTGAGTAGTAACGCCGTTCCCTGCGTCCTCAATACGTTTTAGTCTCCAATAAACAAAGGTATAACTATTATTATCAGGAGCAGGCCATACATTAATTTGAGGTTGACTTGCTTGTCTGTTTATCCATACTTGTATAGGTCGCCCTGTTGCATTCTTGTTTGGTATAGTTCCCCAAGTAGGAGCAGAGATTCTAGTAATATTAATGTCTTGTTGGTTTTGCCCTGTGCCTGTTCTAACAACCTGTTCAATCAAGTCAATGGTATCCGCAGGTAAATTATAATTACTTGTGCCTGAAGTTAAAGTTACCGAACCTTCTTCGATTGTCCAAAGATTAACACCTCTATTTGCCCATTCTGCTGTCATTAAATTTAAACTACGTCTTGCTGTTCTTAAGTCATAACCAGTACGTAGCTCAGCACCGCATCTTTCAAATGCTTCTTCGACTATATTGTTTAAGTCTAAATTAAATGTTGCTGTTCCTGAAGTTGCCATTTATTTCTTCCTTGTTGTCTTCCTACGTTTTAGTGGAGCAACTCTACGTGGTTTACCTGCTGGTTGTCCCAAACTTTTCTTCTGAGATATTCTTGACTTCTTCTCAGATGCAGTCATTTCTCCAGATGTCTTTGGAGTTTTGCTAGACACTCTTTTACTTGGTCTACAGTAAGGAGTACCACGAGATTCTCCTTCTTTTCTACCACATGGTTTGCCGGTCCTAACATCTTTCCAATCTTCTTTAAACCAGCGTTTAAGTGCAGCACCTTTAGCTGTCTTTCTGACTGCCATTATTTACCTTTATTCTTCCTACATTTAGCAATAGCACCTGATGCATATGCGCTAGGGAAAACTTTGTACTGAGCTTTTACTTTTCTGTAACAAGCGTCTTTAACCGAGCCACCTTTTTTCAAAGCAACTGGTTTCATAGCTTTGCCCATGCCACGACACTTCATCATACCATGCGACCCTTTGTTTTACCTCTTGAACAGATACCATCACCACGTACTTTACCGCCTGCTTTCATTTTCTTTTTCTTGTGGTCTGAGTCTTTCATAATTTTACCGTCAGGCATTTTATGATAACCAGGTTTAACTTTGCCACCTTTTTTCATACCAGAAGCCCCTCTTGTTGGTGCTGCTTTCATTTGAGCTGCCTTTTCTGCTTGTATTTTTTTCATCTTTTCAAAGGCTGCAGAGTCTTTAGGTAAGTTTTTTGTTTTTTCAGCAAAATCTCTTCCTGCTTTTAGAGCTCGAGCCATATCAGGTAAAGGAGACATAGGAGGTTTCTTTCTTTTAGCGTCGTCATACATGTCTTTCATCCCTCTTCTTAAAGACTCGTTTAGACCACGTCTTAGTTCAGGAGGCATACGTTCACCGCCGTCTTTTAATAATCCCTCAGGTACAGGTCTGACTTTAGCCATTCCACCCATATCATATTTTTTAACTTTCTTTTTACCACCACATCCAGCCATAATAGTCTCCTTAAACCATACGTCCTTTAGTTTTACCTTTTACAACACAGCCATCAGCTCGTTTAGAACATGATGAAACTTTGCCACCTTTTTTATAGCCCATTTTTTTAACTACTTCTGGAGCTTTTTTCTTTAGTTTTTTTAAACCTTCATTCATAGGTTTTTTATCATCAGATTTTTTAAATCCTTCTGGTGGAGGTAAGTCTGTTTCTTTTTCACCAAAAAGTTTTTTATCTTCTTCTGTCATACCACCATCTTTATACTTCTTCACTTTAGTCTCCTTAGTAAATTCTTTTCCTACTTTTGTAGGTACCCCAACTTTTTTAGCAAAATCAGGGTTGTTGGCTATAGCCTGCATAAAGCGTTCTTGTTTCTTACTCTTTGGAGGCATTATTTCATCCAATGAGCTACTATATAAGAGATAAATGCACCAATACCAGCAGCTATCCAAATAATGACTTTCCAACCGCCTCTTATTTCATCCATGGCTTTATCTATCTTATCAATTTTTTGTTTAACATCTTTCATGTCTCTCATTAAATCGTCGATATCTCTTTGCATATGCTCAATAGCCACAGCGTGTTCGCCTAATTCTCTTTCTGTACTCATTTAACACTTCCACCTTTTACGTGCTTGACGTAATCTTGAGTTAGGGTCTTTAGCTGCTTTCGGAAAATCTTTCATCTGCCCTGCAGACCTTGCACAAAATGACTTACGTCTTTTTGCATCCTTAGAACCTGGTTTAGGGTTACCCGTAACTGCTGTTTTTAATTTAGAGCCTGGGTTAGCTTTGCGATAGGCTGCAACGCCTTTCTTAGTCATACCCGCACCCTGCTTAGTCGGACGAAAGTTGCCCGACTTTACAGAAGTTTTAATCCCCATTCCTTTTTTCTTAGTTGTTGCCATCAGACACAATCTCCGATTGCTTCGAGCCATCTCCAAGTTTCTTGAGTTGTTTTACTCTCGCTCGGTATTTTCTCTGCGAGTTTAGTATCCTCATTTTTTGGTTCAGGCTCTTTATCCATTTTAACATTTTAACTATAAAAGATAGTCACTGCAGTTACATTAGTTAGTGTGCAGTGAATCTGACTAGTAAATAAAACGCCTTGGTCAGGAATAATCACGTCAGATTGTCCTACGCCTGCTGGAGTTTTTAGCTCTAACAATGTAGCACCTGACGCACCGTCTTTAAATACAATAGAACCTGCTGAAGCTGAGGAAATATAACTCATGCCTCTTAAACGAGCTCTATGATTAACAACGGTATCAGGAGAATCTGCTGCAACAAAGACTGATGCTTTTATATCAGATTGCATTATATTCTCCTATTAGCCAGCTGAAACTGTTAGTACACCAGCATTATTATATAGTTGACCTGCAACTGATGGGTCTGATGTTGGAAGGCTAGAAATAACTACTGTTGTACCATTAATAGTAACTGCACCTGTAGTTGTAAGAGTTGTTGCTGAAACTGCTGCAGGGGTATTTCCACCTACTGCACCATCAAAGCCGTTTGTAGATACGACTGGACCTGAAAAGGTTGTTGTTGCCATTTAGATTTCTCCATACAAAGTGTTAAGCTTATCCGTCGTGTATGCGTCTGCTGGGGCAGTCTGATAAGCTGGATGTTCCCAGATAAATAAAATCATACGCTATTTCATGTAA